TTCGCTCTGTCCAGCGCGGTCAGGCGTTCAAATTCTATAATTAACGAAACCGCTTGATCAGATCAGCCGGCATTCTCGCGAGTGCCGGCGCACCTGGTCAATCAGACTAGGCCAGCCCGGCAAGGCTGGATCCATTAATTTAATCGAAAGGACACTTATGTCAGCTTATCTTGTAAACGACGACACGATCAACCTGGTGAGCAAGCTCCTGGTTGAAGACAAAACCATTAACTTGATCACAGACCTTTTCTGCTATGGCTACAAGCAGAACTTGAAAACATCCGAGCCGATCGAGCCCAGGCAAAGCGGTGGCTGGTCTTCGAAGCTTGCGATCGAGCTCAAGCGGATGAACCTGAAAGCCCTCGAAGCTCGGTATCCGTCAAACTGGCAAGAGCTCACCGAGCACCAGGGCATCAAGCAAATTGACATCGAGACCGAAGACGGCGAGATCCTGCCAGGCTTCGAAGTTTTCGACGATCAGCACCCATACGGCGAGACCCTGCCACAAAAGCTCAAACACGTTCAATGTTTCCTTTACCAATGCAATGAAGGCGATGTTCCAAGCATGCCCCTTTTCAAAGCCGTCGAGCGACTCGCTGAAGAAATGAAAAACGTCATTGTCAACGAACTTCCAGCTTATCAGGAGGCATCATGGGAATAAAAAAAGAAGAATACACATTCGACAAATTCGGATGGACGGCTGACAACCGTTATGCATTCGACTTCGATCTCTGTTCAGTTTCGAAAGGCTGGGCTCAAGTCGATACGACCCAGGATGCAAGCTACTTCGGAACCTGGGCGAATCCGAAAATGTTAAAAATCGTTTGTTATTGTGAAGGTGACACCACCATTGAGACAGCTTCAACCGCTGAAGAATTTAAGACCTTGATTGATAAAATGGTGAAATTCTATGTCGAGGACGGATCCTGGAAAGGCATCGATCCAGGGCTTGACGAGAAAAACATCCAGGCATGGGTTGACCTGGGCTTGAAATCACTTTTGCACTAGAGGATCCATGAAAACAAAACCATCCGCTTTCTATTGTGGACAGCATGACGAAACGCTCGAGCACATGGTGATCATTGAGGACACCGAAAAATGCGAGTGCTCCCCGCGCTCGTTTGACAATGATTTCAACACCGGGGAACGGATCCCCCTGGTGCATGACTGCTTTAGATATTTTTCGAACGTCCAGGAGGCAATTGCCTTCGAAATTTCATTTAACCGGAGGCACTGACTAGACCAGGAGCTCTTTAAAGCAAGGAGCTCCGCGCCTGGTCATTCGATCGGGATCCGGACGGCAATCCGGATTTAATTTCATCAAAAGGACACTTCATGAGCTATGAAGAATATTATCAGAAACAGCTTCGATCCGAGCAACTCCGGATCCTTATCGAGCGCAACGCCTGGAGAGCCCGGGCCAGCATCGGCAAAGTCGGCAAAGCGAAGGACGGCGTGAGGCTCGCCAATCTTCTCAGTGTTTCATCATTGAGGTTCTTATGAAAACACCAATTGAAAAACTGATCAAACTCAGAAACAGCGCGATCCGCGAAGCCCTGGTGAACCTGGGCCGGTATAAGTTCGACCGGTTCGGCTATTTTGCTGCGCGGTATGTTGTCTTAAATGGGCTGCTGCATGGGACTGATCATTTCATGAAAAACAATCCCTTCAAAGCCCTGGTTGACCATGCCAGGAAGCTAGTCGATGAGCTTGACGAGCGTGACTTGCAGAACCGGCTCGACGAGGACGAGATCCGAACCGAGCGGATGATCGACGATAACGGGCAACTTTACTGGCACAACGAATAAAAAAATTATGGATAAAAAAACAAACGAAAAGCTTTTTAGCTTAATCAAAGCACCAAAGCTTAATCTTGAATTTCAGGATCAAACAACGATCTTCGAGCACACGCCAAGCTGGGATCCGGAAGCCTGGTCGGTTTTCCCTGGTGAACAGATCAACGGGATCCAGGTCGATTACTTCGAAGACCATGACGGGATCCACTACCAGCTGAAGCCGAAGCCAGGCGTGACCACGGGAACGATCAAGGAGCTCATCGCAAATCTTAAACTGGATCCAGATTTTTATAATGCTCAGATCCTGGGAAAAGACCGATGCAATCACTTGATCCTGGTTCAATGCTCAAAATCGAAAAGTGAATATAACGAGAAAGCAAAAGAGCTTTACACCTCGGATTTATTCACAAAATCGTATCACTACGGCTTGAGCCTCTACGATCCTGGTGTCCGTTCTGAAATCATGATCCTATCGGCCCGGCATGGTTTGGTGGATCCGGACGAACGGCTCGATCCTTACGACCAGGCCTTGAGCAACTTGACCAGGCAAGAACGCCGGGATTGGTCTCAATCGGTTTATGCCCAGCTTAAAGCGCGATACTGCTTTGCTTTGCCAGATCGGATCACTTTTCTAGCTGGGAAGTGCTATCGAGAAGACCTTGAGCACCTGGTCAGAGAATACGATGGCGTGAAAACCGAAGCTCCACTGCAAGGGCTTGGAATCGGTGAGCAGCTGCAAAAATTAACCGAGCTAAGGCTTAGGTCGGGAAAAAACGAACATGAAAGGAAATTATGATAACTCAATATATAAGGTTTGATTTTTTATGTGACCATCTTATGGAAAAGGACGAAAACGGAGATCGCTATAAATGCGAAGCCGAGTTTATGGTTGAAGATTTTGGAGGCTGTCAAAAAGCCTACGCAATCCAGCAAGCCAGAAAAGAAGGTTGGAGTATCGGTAAAAAAACTTTGATAGGAAGGACAGTTTTATGTCCTGAACATAGAGGCAAAAAACAATAAACGGAAAACCTCGAGCTCTCAAACGCACGGCAATGCTCGAGCTCGAGGCCCATCACCTCAAGGACACTTGAGGAAGGATTTAAAACTTATCAAACAAGGAAAAAGAATGCACTCAGAAAACACTCAGAACCAACTCACAACCAACTCGAAACCAACTCATTCCACACACACACAAGGTAGCGACCAGGTCGATGAGATAGATGANCGTGACCCNCANCACTTAATCAAGGGCGGTCGAATCAAGGACGGGCCGATCCGGATGACCCCGGAGGAGCTCCGCGAGACTCGTAAACGACTTGGTATCTCGATCCGCTCGTTCTCTCGCTTGCTCGGCTTGAGTGACCACATGATGCTCTACCACTGGGAGGCTGGGAATAAGCGTATTCCGTTGTATATTTCTTTGCTCATCCGCTTGGTTGGAGTTCTCCAGGGAACCCGTCTTGGAGAGAGGATGGGCCTCTAACAAGAGCTCCCTGAACTTTTTGCAACAATCATCAGCCGGGACCTGGTCGGCGTGACATTCGCGCATGATGCGATCACACTGACCTTGGATCGCTGGATCGGCGTGACGATAGGCCGTCCACCAGAACTGAGAGATCCCGGCGACTTGCCTTCGGTATTCGACCAGCGTGACATCTTGAACACTTGGTGCTTCCATGTCTTCCAGCTGCTCGAGGACGTTACTTGGTTGTGGGAAGTGGCTGGTTCTCATTTGAGCCCTGGTTGCTGCTTCCAAAACGCGCTTTTCGGAATAACTCTCCAATAACAGCGAAAGGGTGTCTTCCCAGACTTCGAGGAGATCCGGCGTGACCTGGATCGGTTTCGTTCTCGGCGCGTTGAACTTTTTCAGGATTTTCTTCGCGAGCTCCGTTGGTTTCGTTATGGCCTGGATATTGGAATGTTCTTTCTCTACTTGCATGCTCTGCTCTACTTTGTGTGTGTGTGTTAGAGTTAGTTGGGTTTAGTTTAGTTAGGGTTAAGGTAGTGCTAGGTAGTGCTCCTTCTTCTACAGTCCCCCCAAAAACTGGCTGGGTTGATAACTTGTAAATGTTCGCAGATCCCTTCTTTTCTGTGACCTGGATCCACTCTGTTTTTTTCAGATTCAACAGGACTGTTTTGACTGTTGAAACTGACTTGAATCCTGCTCGAAGGGCGAGGCCTTTGAGTGACGGCTTCGCGATCATCGTCTTTGGATTCGAATAGGAAAAGAGCGTGATGAGAAGGATCCGCTCAGAGTGACCGAGTCGTTTGTCGTAAAAGATTTCAGCTGGGATTGGTATGTCTTTTTTCATTCCATCTCCTTAATGGCTACCTCGCAGTAACCTTTGTCCTTGTTTCGATAGTCATAGATTTTTTCTGCATGGATCGCGTGAACTTGAACATCATCTTCCCAGATAATCTTCGAGAAGCAGTCGAGAAGCACCTTCTGGATGTTGTCCAGGTCTCGGCCTCGACGATCCGGTGGATATGCTTTTATGCTGCATTGAAGCTTGGTTGGTTTTGGGAATAACGGGAGATCTCTGACATCCAGCTGCGAAAGCAGATGTTTTTTCATGTGAGCCTTGTATTCCTTCCCCTCGGTCGATACGACCATGCGATTATTCCAGGCTCTCCAGTAACGATTGATCGAGGGAGGCCAGGGACAATCGATCATGATCTCCCAAGGTACTGAATGATTCCATTTCATAAGCAGAAACGGCCCCGGGTCGAACGAGGCCGTTGCAAAGAGGAGAAGCGTCCAATTTCCTCGCCGGCTCCCCATATGAGAAAGAGCCGGTTAAGGAATATATGGATTATAACAGCCGGTGTTATTGGGAACCGCGCCACCGCCGGCTGGGCGCGAAGAAAATCAAAATGGGATTTCATCATCACCACTACTGGGTCGCTCATACTCTTTAAAGTTTTTTATTTGAACTTCCTTTTCACCATCTTGTTTCTTGCGGTGCTTGATCACCATATTGATCTTTTTGCCTTGGATGTCTCCCATTGCCTTAAAAAGCTCTTCTTCGTTTCCGATCGGATCCGTCCAGGGCAATGCCTTGAGGAACTTGTTTAGAAGCTCCCTGGCAATGCCGACAGCCTTCTCGTTTGGGTTGTCCAGGTTCAGGCGTTCCCAATGCTTTCGATTCATCAAGATATGATCAACGATGATGAACTCGAGCTCGAGGTAATGACCTTTCGGCTTTCCGGTACTCTCGTCGGTTGCCTTCGTTGCTTTCCAATTCCAACTATTCAATACCGCTGGATATTCCCCTTCAGGAATGTCTCCGTAAGCCGTATCGAAAGTTTCTCCGGGGTCGTAGAATCCCATTCTTATTTCCCTTTCTTCTTAGCGTTATTGATAAATTCCTGGATTAAATCCCAATCCATTTCCATCGGATCGGGGAGACCCAGGCGGTTTTTCGCTGCATGGTTCGCGTGATCTCTCGTAAAGAGAATCCGCTCGGATCCATGAGCGATGATGCGCTGCTTGCCGAAAGATCCGGTCTCTTTCGTTGTCCGAACTTCGTAATTGGCAAACAGGCATAGATCTGACCACTGAAAGAACTTCGCGGTCGATTTGTGGTGCAGCTGTAAGTTCCATTTCATCCGCTCTTCTTCACCAGGGTTGTCCACCTTCACCTGGGCTGCATGACTGAGCAGGATCATGTTCATTTTTTTCTTCGATCGGAGCTTCTCAAGCTTGTTGATGATCTGCTCCATGAAGCCTAAAGCAGCAACGTAGCCTCGACCGAAATCGAGGGTCGCGATGTCGTCGATCCGTTTGGTTTTGCATGTATGCGCGTGAACAATCCTTTCTAGCCAATCCAGGGAATCAATGACCAGGGTTTTGTAGTCATGATCCTCTTCGTAAAGCATCGCGAGAGTTTGAATGAACTTTTCGTATGCTTCCGGAGGATTGACATTCATCAAGGGAATGCTTGGAACCTCGATGCAGCTGAGGCCTCCTTCGATGTCGAGAAAGATCGGTTTCTCTGATTTGCTGGCAAGCGTGGATTTCCCGATCCCTCCGACCCCGTAGATGATCATTCGGTAGGTTTCAAAGTCTGGCTTGGTGATGACAATGTCTTTTAGGCTCATCAGTTCACTTTCTTGAGCAGTTGCTCCGTGTATTTGTTGATGTCCTTCAACTCAGAATCGGAAATGGGATTTCCCTTTTCGGCCCGGTCGATCCATTCCGGGATAATATCGATCATTCGATTCTGGGTCTCTAAGACCATGAGGATCGTTCTGGAAAACAGATCAAGCTTGTCGATCAGCATCGTATTGATGTTGGTCTGATCTCGAAGGCGATCTTCGAAGCTGGTGATGATTTGAATTAGATCTTTTTCACGCATAACTCACCTGGGAAAGAATTTCATGAAGGTCGGATTGATGATCTTCGTGGCATTGTTCATAGAAACGACAATTTTTCTTCGAACAAAACACCGATCCGCGGTTTAAAGGAAACCAGTTGGCAGCGATCGCGAGTTCATGCTCCCGGTAGGCTTCGATGGCAAGGCCCAGGTCGTCAGCGGTCAGATGAACCGGGATGACTTGCCAGTAAGGTTTTTTAGTTTTGACCAGGACTCGGAGTTCTGCGGAAGGAATGTTCTTCAATCCCTTCTCACGCATGATCGCGAGGACATAGGTGGACAGCTGCTGCTTGTAGCCGTGGGAAACCTGGCTGATCCTTCTTGAAGAAGTCTTCCCATCCAGGATAAGAACCTCCTGACCTGGTTCCTGGAATGCCGGCTCCTTTCGTTCTGCAATCAGATCTGGATAACCAATGACCGGCATTGCAAGCCCGTGGACTTTCAGCGTGATCTTTTTTTGGATCTCCTTTGGGACGTAGTCGATGATCTCTTCGAATTCGAGCATGACTTGGTGATCGATCATATTGAGGATCATGTCCTCGAGGGCATCCCACTCTTCCTTGTCGAGCTCATGCTCCAGAAGATTCTTCTCCTGGTTAAAATAATTGAGAATGATTTGATCGTAGTGCAACTGAGGAAGATCCCGGTGCATGATGTTGTAATGCACGGCGTTGATCGCTGCATCAATCGCGGATCCGAAGATCAGAGAAGGCTTGGTCTTCTCATGCAGCTGATCGATGTATTTGTATTTGTAGGCTTGACCGCAGTCGATCCTTTTGGATAACTGGGAGTTTGAGTAGTGCTTCATCGGGATAGACTTCCTATGTCGTCGATAAGTTTTTCAATGCTGGTCTTGTCCGGACCATCGTCTAATTTTTTAATCGTACCGCCGGCTGCCAGATACTGATTTACAGCATCATCAATCTCCCTCCTGGTGATCTTCGCAAACCGGCGGTGTGCCGATTTTCTTGCGAGCTCCATGTGCTCGCGACGAGAAACATTCTCGCCAAAGGTCTTGTTCCAATCCCAGACTTCCCTGACCGGAATATCGAGCAGCAACGCAAAGTTTCTGACATGAAGCTTCGGAATCTTCCTGGCTCCGTTGATCCACGCCGAGACTGTTGACCTGGGCTGGCCTAGCTGCCTCGCAAATTCCCGGTGAGTGAATCCGAGTTCAAGGATTCTTCTCTGAAATGGAGTCACTCAGTTCCTTCCTGGAAAAGAGTAAAATATTTCTCTTTCTAATAATGGGAATCACTTTCCCGTTCTTCACACGCCTTCGAAGCTGATCCACTGTAATGCCAAGGATCCTTGCAGCCTCCGGGCTCTCGATTAAATCTTGACTTTGCATCGTGGCATTCATTACTGTTTAACTGTTTAACAGATCGAGTGTTGATCTGATGGACATAGTAAACATATTAAATACTCAGTCAAGAAAAAAATAAATGTGGTTCAATAACCCACGCTAAAAAAATTATGGAAGTTAAAGACGTTTATAGACGAATCAAGGATAAGCTTGGCGTCGATCGCGATGATCAGATCGCGAAGGAACTTGGGATCACGAAGCAATCGCTTAGTGGTTTTAAGCAACGGGGATCACTCCCCTTTGAGGCATTGTTTGACTACTGCGAAAAGCATGGCATCGATGCCAATCACATCCTCTTCGGACGCGATCCCGGAGAGAAAATCAACGAACAGCTAAAAATCGAAAACGAGCGACTCAAGGCAAAACTAGAAATAGTTCGCGAGCTTTTGGTAGAAGCTATTGGAAAGGATAAATAGAAAGGAGTCCCATGACCTTGATCTCATATCGTGGACCTTTGCAATTAACCCACGTTAAATACCTTAATTGCACACCAACATCAATTGGACGTTGTGGCATTCAAAATTTGTTTGGTTTTGACATAAAAAAATTTGTGATGCGACTGCGCGGAAACCTTGCTTCAGGAGGTTCAAAATGAAAAGAGGAACGATCGTAGAGAGAGATTACCACGTTTCAAATATGGATAAATATGAAAATACTGAATTCTTAAATGAATTAGATGAAATCACAGAAAAAGACGGGATTACGATCTTGGAAAGGAAAATAGATAAAACGAAGAGTTCAGTAAAAATCAAAGCGAGGTTTGACAGCGACCAATGGGATATTTGTCAAGCATTAGATTTTTTATCTCAAAATGGAATCTCAGTTCGACCAATCTCAGATTTTGTAATTATTGCTGAAGTCAATAAATGTGTAGATAAAACCAAAAAAGCATTAATCATTATAGAAGAGGAGCTTTATGGGGAGACCGCGTAAATTATGGTCTTTGGATCCTATAGAATCTCGATGGATGGGTCGTGATCATGAAAACTCGGATGCCCGTGGTCAGGCTGCCAGGTTTGTGATTGCCAAACTTCATGAGACTCAAGGGAAAACAGAGCCAGAATTAACCAGCAAAGACATTCAATTTCTATCAAGAAGATACCAGGAGAACCTGGTTATTTTTAGAGGCGAGAAGTTGGAAGAAAAACTGATCAAAAAAGAAGATTCGATCCAGTTTCTTTTTGACAAGTATCTTTGGGATTTCATCCAGCCAAGAAGATCGAAAGGCACGTTTACTCAATACAAAG